GTGTTGGGCCGCCTGCAGGCGGAATTGTTGCAGCCGTTAATCGGCCGGTGCTGGAATATTATGCTCCGAGCGGAACAGCTGCCCGAGGCGCCGCCGGATCTGGCGAACGATCGCATCGAAATCGAGTATGTGTCACCCCTTGCAAAAGCACAGAAACAATCCGAAGTGCAGGGCGTGGTGCGCATGATCGAAATGATGCAGCCGATCGCTTCTCTTGATCCCGCAGCCCTCGACCATATCGACACCGATGGCCTGGCACGCCACGTCATTAACGTCTTGGGCGTGCCGGCAAGCGTTGTCCGCGGTGCCTTCGAGGTCGAGATGATCCGAGCGCAGCGTGCGCAGCAACAGCAACAACAGGCAGAGATGCAGCAGCAAATGGCGGCGGCTGAAGCTGCCGGCAAGGCAGCGCCGGCGGTTAAGGCGGCAGCCGATCTTCCCGCGGAGATGGGCGCACCGCCGCTTGAGGCTGTCGGTTGACGCCGCAAGACTTACGCGCGGCATACCGCGCGCTGTTCAACACCGACGACGGCCAGGTCGTACTGGAAGACCTACAGATACGCTTCCACGTACACCGCCCGGTGTTCAGCACAGAGGCGAATGAAACGGCATTTCGCGACGGGCAGCGGAGCGTTGTCTTGATGATACAGGGATTTTTGAAGGACTTACCACAACAACCAGAGGAGATTGAGATCGATGGCTGACGAACAGGTAGCGGACGCTCCGGTAGAAGCCGGGGAAGCGACGTCTGGAGAAGTTAGCTGGCGGGAAAGCCTGCCGGAAGATATACGCGATCACCAGAGTCTGCAGGGTTTTGAGGATGTAGGCACGCTTGCCAAGAGCTTCGTTCATGCACAGAGCATGGTCGGTGCCGACAAGATGGTAATCCCCGGCAAGTGGGCCGACGAGACAGACTGGAACGGTGTCTATGATAAGCTCGGCCGGCCGAAGGATGGCGCCGGCTACGAATTTGATACGTCCGGCCTTCCCGAGGGCGAGACTGTCAACGAGGATTTTGTTGGTTGGTTCCGCAACTCCGCACACAAGCATGGCTTTAATCAGAAGCAGGCGCAGGGCTTGATGGCGGACTACATGGAGTATGCCGCGACCGAGCAGTCCCAGGGGGTGGCCGATGTCGAGACGGGGCGCGTCCAGGCGATGGCGGATCTAAAGAGAGAGTTTGGCCGGGCCTACGACGAACGCATCACGCTGGGCAATCAGTTCATCGATCGTTTTGCCGTGCCGGAGTTGACGCACCTCGTTCTGCAGGACGGAACGCCGCTGCGCAATCACCCGGCATTTATCAAGACCTTGATCAACACGCAGAGCTGGGTCGCCGACAACATCGGCGAAGACCAGGCGATAACGTCGGGCGATAGCAGTGCGTACACGCCGGCGGAAGCGCAGAAAGAGATAGACGAATTAATGCGTCCCGATTCACCTTATTGGGATCGCAGACACTCGCAGCACGGCGGGACAGTGCAGCGGGTGCAGGAACTTATGGGATACGTCCATCCAGATATGGAAGCAGCCCCATAACCGTTGAGGTGTTACGCCGGCCGATAAGCGACAGCCCTGCCGGCAAGACATCGAGACGTCAAGTCGGGACAAGCGCAAGCCCCCGCAAAACTTAAAGCACTGGTCCGTCATTGTGACGGGTAGCCGCTCAACTGATGTCGTGAAAGGAGTGTACCGTTATGAGTACACAAATCACGACTGCCTTTGTGCAACAGTTCAGCGCTAACGTGCAGATGTTGTCACAACAGAAAGGCAGTCTCCTTAGACGCGCTGTACGCGAAGAGCCTGTAACTGGCGAGAAAGCGTTTTTCGACCAGGTAGGTTCAGCTACGGCCGCTAAGAAGACGTCGCGTCACGGTGATACACCGATTTCTGACACGCCTCACTCGAGGCGGATGGTCACGATGGATCACTGGGAATATGCCGACCTTATCGACGATGCTGATAAGGTTGCCATGTTAATTGACCCGACGTCGAGTTACGCAAACGCTGCGGCGTATGCAATCGGACGTGCAGTCGACACCGCAATTATAGACGCGGCTGACGGTACTGCACTGACGGGTAAGTCTGGAAGCACCTCTACGGCGCTTCCAGCTGGTCAGATTGTTGGCGTTGCTTCGCCAGCGGCCGGGCTAACAATCGCAAAGATGGTCAATGCGAAAAAGATACTTGACCAGAACAATGTTGATCCGTCGATCAAGCGGTATATCGCTGTTCATCCAGAACAGATTGAAGACCTCTTGAACGACAGCACCGTAACCAGTGCCGACTACAATACGGTCAAGGCATTGGTACAAGGTGACATCAACACCTTCATGGGTTTTGAGTTCATTACCTCGACCCGGTTGAATACCGACAGTTCGTCCTACCGCCAGGTTCTGGCGTGGGCCGAGGACGGTATTACACTGGCGATGGGCAAAGACCTGATGACCCAGATCACCCAGAGAGCGGATAAGTCCTACTCGACCCAAGTCTATGTGTGTGCACAGTTTGGTGCCACGCGCATGGAAGAGGAAAAAGTAGTTCAGATCCTCTGCTCAGAATAGGGGGGCTGAACAATGGCTAATGTCAATCAGACCCTTGCCAGTAATCATCTGGCATCACCGCGTGTACACAGCCCGTCCTACCAGTTGCATGGTTCGATGCGTGTTGCGTGCGGAACTATTGCGCTGGCGGCAGGCGATCTGTCTGCCGGCGATACCATCATGTTGGCTCCAATTCCGACCAACGCTGCGGTAGTTAGTATCAAGATCTACAATGACGATCTTGACTCTGGCACAACCGTAACGATGCACGTCGGGTTGTATACGGCAGACGGTAACGTGACGGCAAAAGACGTTGACGCTTATGCAAGTGCGACGACCGATCTGAGGGCCGCTGTGCTCACGGGTACGGAAGTTGCGTTTGAAGCGCGCAATGTCAATACGATGGGGCAGCGCGTCTGGGAAGATGCTGGCGACAGCACCGATCCTGGGGGCTACTACTTCATAGGTCTTGAAACCGACGCCGCAGGCGACACCGCCGGCGATCTGTCGTACCTCATTACCTACGTCATCGACTAAAGGAGCGGGAGAGGTAGCGTTCGCGCCTCTCCCCTTTCTTTGCGTCGTTACGTTGAAAACATTTTGACCCCGGCGGAAGCGGAAACGCTCGTGGGGTTCAACGGGAAAGTGCCCTTTGACATCGGCGCAATCCCCAAGGTAGTCGGTGAGATGGAGCGCCTCGGCGCTGTCGTGACACCGAAAAGTTATTGCAGGATCGAAGGCAAGTCTGACGGGCACGACTGGCACGTTGATACCGGCGACAGCAACCACATGCCCTGGTGCGCATGGAGTGCATCGGTTTTGCTGACCCCGCCCGATCGATTTGAAGGTGGCGCATTCCAGTTTGCCGACCCGTCCGAGGAGCACTCGGCGCATTACCTGGACGCAATTATTTACACGTCCGACGAACGGCATCGGGTGTTGCCGCACCAAGGAAGCAGAAAAGTATTGCTGGTATTTTTAGGAGCCGACAATGGCGAGTGAAGTTGACATCATTAATTCCGCGCTAAACATGGTCGGCGCAAGCAACATTATTTCCCGCAGCGAAGACAGCAAGTCCGCGCGGATTACCAACCAACGCTACGACTACGTGAGGGACGCCGTGCTCCGGGCCCATCCGTGGAACTGCGCGATCTCCCGCGTCGAAATCGCTGCCGACAGCGACAGTCCCGCTTTCGGTTTCACCAATCAGTTTACACTCCCCACTGATCCCTACTGCCTGCGCGTTCTGCGCCTCGAGTACCTCGATGTCGACTTCCGCGTGGAAGGCCGGAAGATCCACTGCGACGAGGATACCGTCAAGGTCATCTACCTTGCTCGCGTTACCGATCCCAATGAGTATGACCAGCTGTTGGTCGAAGCAATTGCGGCGCGCCTGGCTGCGGATACCAGCTACGCGCTGGTGCAATCGAGCACACTGACGGGCACCATGTTCCAGTTGTACGAAGCAAAGTTGAGCGAGGCGCGATTTGTTGATGCGACCGAGGGAACACCGGGTGCCCTGCAAAGCGTCACGGTGAGTGGTTCGTTGCAAGCAGACACCCTGGTTAATGCGAGGCTGTAGATGGCTCGTGCCAACTTCGCGTTCACCAATTTTACAGCTGGTGAACTTAGCCCCAGACTGAACGGTCGTTCGGATCTGGCAAAGTATTTTAACGGGTGCGAGACACTCGAGAATTTTCTGATCCACCCGCATGGGGGCGCGACACGACGACCGGGCACAAGGTTTGTCGCCGAGGTCAAGACGAGTTCCCTGCAGACACGCCTGGTGCCGTTCCAGTTTAACGTAACCCAGGCATACGTGCTCGAGTTCGGAAACAACTACTTCCGCATTTACAAGGACGGCGGACAGGTAACGTCGGGCTCGCCTGCCTCTGCCGTAGAGGTAACCACAACATACGCCACTGCGGATCTGGCTGCGCTGAAGTTTGCCCAGTCTGCCGACGTGATGTATGTCGTCCACCCTGATAAGCCGGTGCGCAAGATAGCTCGCACGTCACATACAGCGTGGACTATTACGGATGTTGACTTTGCCCGAGGACCGTTTTTAGACCCGAACACAACTGCGACGACGCTGACATCGGGGGCGCGTACCGGCTCGGTTACTATTACTGCCAGTGCCGCAACAGGCATCAACGGCGGGAGTGGTTTTACCACTGATGACATTGGGCGCCTGGTAAAACTGCACCACGGCTACGCAGAGATCACGGCGGTCGGCTCGACGACATCGATCACTGCAACGGTGCAGGACAACGACGTTTTTGATACGGAGCTTGAGCCTTCCTACACTGCGAGCACAATCTCTTTCGCAGAGGGCGATCCTAGCTCGACCTCGCTGGAGCACAACGACCGGATCATTGACAGCGCCAAGAATTGGGTAAAGCAGGGGTTCCTCGACAACATGGAGATCACGGTCTCCGGCGCAGGCACGAGCGCGAATAACACAAGCTACCTAATCGTGAAGGTGACCGACGACACGTTGCTGCTTGCACCAAGTGACGATGTCGTAAACGAAAGCGCATCTTCCAGTATCACAGTTGTGGGCAAGCTGGTGGCGGACGATGAGTGGGCACTCGGAGCGTTCTCTCCCGAGACAGGGTATCCGTCCTCGGTCACATTTTACGAGCAGCGCTTGACATTTGCCGGCACGGCTTCACAGCCGCAGACGGTTTTCTTCTCGGTGTCGGGCGACTTCGAGAACTTTACTGCAGGCACCGAAGACGACAGCGCGCTAATTTATACGCTGGGATCGAACCAGGTAAACGTGATCCGCTACCTGTCGTCGTCTCGCAATTTGCTGGTTGGCACTTCGGGCGGTGAGTTTGTAGTTCGAGCCAGTGGCACGGATGAGCCGATTACGCCGACGAACGTGCAGATCAAACAGCAGTCGGCTTTTGGTGCGGCGGATGTTCAGCCTGTCCAGGTTGGCAATGCGGTGCTTTTTCTGCAGCGTGCCTCGAGAAAAATACGTGAGCTTACTTATGACTTTGATACCGATGGCTACATAGCGCCGGATCTGACAATCCTGGCGGAGCACGCAACCGAGGGCGGCTTGACCGAGTTGTCCTACGGACAGGAGCCGGACAGCGTGGTCTGGATGGTGCGTTCCGATGGCGTACTCCTCGGTATGACCTACCGACGCGAAGAGCAGGTGGTCGCCTGGCACACACACAAGATCGGCGGTGTCTCGGGTGCCGCGACCGTAACAGTCTCCGACTACGCAAACATTGCGGTCGGCTCGACGATTAAGCTGACCAAGTCCGACGGGGAAACAATAACCTTTACCTCGGAAGCGGTTAGCGGTTCGGCCCCGGCGGAGACATTAGGATGGCGGCCAAACGAGAGCAATGATACGACCGCCGACAACATCTATACCGCGATCAACGCCCACGCAGATTTCACTGTGCCAAACCCAGGGGCAGCTGTGGTCACCATTAAGGAAACAGCACGCGCCGGCGTCGGCTTTTTGACTGTAACGACATCGGACGACACACGTCTGGCGGCAACAAGCCAGAGCCACGCACTGGTGGAAAGTGTCGCCAGCATCCCGGGCACGGCCGAGGATGAACTGTGGATGATTGTCAACCGTACCATCGACGGTTCGACTGTGCGTTACGTCGAGTACATCAAAAACTTCGACTTTGGTTCGGACGTCGAGGATGCTTTTTATATTGACTCTGGTTTGACATACGACGGTAGCTCCGCGACATCTCTTAGCGGTGCGACACATTTGGAAGCGGAAAACGTCGCGATCATTACCAACGGCGCGGCACACGGAAACAAGGTTGTCTCCTCGGGCGCGGTTACTCTCGATCGGGCCACGACAAAGGCACACCTGGGCTTGATTTTCCACAGCACGCTCAAGACCATGCGCATCGAAGCGGGTTCGACGGATGGGACAGCGCAAGGAAAGATCAAGCGCATCGATGACGTAAACCTGAGACTATATCGATCGGTCAATGCCCTCGTGGGCGGTGATGTCTCCACCCTCGATCGCATCCCGTTCCGTTCGGGCGCTGACGAGATGGACGAGCCCATACCGCTTTTCTCTGGTGACAAACAACTGGAGATGCCGACCGGATACGACCAGGATGGCTATGTTGTCGTGCGCCAGGACTTGCCGCTGCCGATGACAGTCATCGCAATCCATGCGCGCGTCCAAACCTACGACTAGCTTTAAGGTCGTCGACTTTGTGCCGGAGCACGCGGACGACCTTTGGGAGAGAAACAGCACGTTGGCTACTGCGGACCGTGGGTTTATGACAAAGGACAACGTGAAGGCGATGGCGCTGAAGGGCCACGCTTTCAGTCTCTTGACAAACGGACACCTGGTTTTCAGTGCCGGCATATTCCCGATATGGGACGGCATGGGAGAGGCG